TCGACCTAGCTACGCTAGATAGATTGCAAGCCGTTAAGGTTTATGTCGACTATGATAAAAACATCGAGAGAGCGCTCGCAGGAGAATATACAAATATGGCGGATTGTCTTTGGAGCCTTCGAGAGAAATGTGACAAGAATCATGTGAGACGTACAATTAGTACACGGCTTTTTCTCGACGGTCAAAAATGGATGCTAGCAGGAAAAGATAATAGCAACTTACTCGATATTATAACTACAGGTTGGACAAAAGAGGAACTTGATAAGGTCAATATCAAACAACTAAAAAAGGAGTACAAATAGTGAGCGAACTATATAAAGAAATACTTGAACCGAAAATTATCGACGATGAATTTGAAGGTAAACATGCAGTAATGCACATGCCAGATATGAGAACCATGCTGAAATGTATCCATGAGAATAAGTATTTATTCAGTAGGAACGGCGAAAAGGGTTCTGAGCGAGAAAGATGGGTATATGGAAAAAATATTGTTGGTCGAGACAATCTAAAAAGAGCCTTAACCATTGGTCAATCATCGGATTATATTATTCGACTATATCAAAAACTTCGCTCTGAGATGGATATGGATTCGAGAATATCCAAGTTTGTAGGCAAGGGTTTATCATGCAAAAGAAAACGCATAGTAAGGGATGATGGCGACGACTTAAGCATGGCTAGACTTATGGGCGGACAAGACGAATATTGGTCTACTACCGAACGAAAATCGCAACGAATTAATGTTCGTATTGGTATGAACATGGCTATCTCTTGGAAACATAAAGAGAGAGACTTTGCAAGATTAGGAGCCACGCTAGCTTTAATTAGTGACGTCCTAACTAAAATGGGATATGCCGTCGAGGTGCTAGCTTACAATTTTGTCAACTATAGCGGTAGGCAAGATTGGAGATACCTCGGAATATCTATACCAATTAAAATGTCTAACGAACCATTAGATATACACAGGCTAATGAGTGCAGGACATTCGGGATTGTTTCGTGATTACATGTTTGGCTTACTCGAAAACAGATATGATAGCTACGATGACATGGGAAGTCAATGCGAAACAACAGATACGTATAAGCGAGAGTTAAATCTACTCCATACGGTAGAACAGAGATTCTGCAAATCAACCGACCAAGCTATCGACGGCTTAGCACAAACACTTCAAAAACTAGCAAATAAACCACATTGGTTTAGGGGGTAATTATGATAGATATTAAAAATCACTGTGTCTTTTGTTACAAGGACACAAGTTGGGGCAGTGGTCTATTTGTAAATAGAATCCCTGCTAGCACAGAAAAATACGAGGGTTATATGTGTGTTGAGTGCCAGTGCTACGAATGTGACAGATGCGATAAACCCATACTTGCGGACACTGATATTCGAGTGGACGAATACACTAGAGTGCATGAAGAATGCTTAACCAAATCAGAACTTGAAAGTATTTATTAATTATTACTTAAAACTTTAGTGAAAGTAATAATTAATTAAATAAAAGGAGTGAAAATGACCGTAATTAGAACCGAAAACTTTGTAGTGTGTGATTTTTGCAACGAAGGAGCAGGTACATTTGGCGGTGTGCTAATAGGTGGCACAGCTGTATGTGGAAATTGTAGCGAAAAGCAGAAAATAACTATTAACGGTGAGCCTAATAAAGACTATGAATTTGCCGATGAAATATCAAAATATTTTGATAACAAAAAAACATTTCAAGAGAGCGTAGAACAGCATAGGCTAGAGCAATATGGCACTAGAGATGCTATAACGATTATAACCGATTGGGAAATGTGAGAAACCAAGAACATTTATTAATTATTACTTGAGCTTTTTGTGAAAGTAATAATTAATTAAATAAAACAACCAACGAGGTAGCGAATGAAAAACCACATTAAAAAACTGATTCAAAAAATCAAACTGCTTACAGATGGGAATAGTGAAATTGAAAACATTTTCCATGAGGCACTAGCTACGCCAAGCAATATACTTTTAAACTGCTTTGCGAGGTCGATAGCGGAAATCCCACTAGATAAGCTGACCGTCGAAAACAGAATAACAATTGCTAGCAGAATAACCGCCGAAATAGACGAGTTTATATCACCTATACACACTGGAATTGACAACAAAGGTAGGGGAATTGCGAGATTTGACGGAACAAGACTAGCAAGGGAGATGAAGGCAATTACTGAAGATATGGAAATGTATGTAGATACGAAAATGAGTGAAGAAGGCACACAGCAAATACAAGTAAGGGTAGGCAAGGCAATAAACCTACCTAAAAACATAGACGAGGACATCATGAAAGAGTTGATGCTCGGCAACCAAGAACTAGGCGAAGCCTAATTAATAACAACAAAACAAGGAGTCAATATGACACTACATGAAGTAACAATATCCGAAACAACTAAAATCTTAATCACAAAAGATACTGTGAACGACAAAACCTTTGGACAAATACGAGTATGGACGAAACCAAAAGACAAAGAAGATTTTATCCCTACGAGAAAAGGCTTGGCTTTTGACCTGTCCAAGACAGGAGAGATTGTACAGGGATTACTCACCCTCGAAGACCACAAAGGCGAAGCATAAGCTAGCACGCTACCCCAGGTAAAATACCTGGCTTTTATGGGGGCGGTTTCATGGTTTCCGCCCCCAAACCCCTAAATATAAAGGAAATAAAGGAATAGCATGAAATTAAACGACTATTATAAAAAACTTCTTGCAGAAGTTGGAATCGACCACAGAAGATTAACTAAAAAGCAAATAGAAACAATAATAATGCCTGATTATGCACCCGAAAACTTTTATCAAGATGGCGAAATAAGTGCGGATAGGGCGTATTATTTACACAGCCAAAGGTTAATACAATGCGGTATAGTTGGAGAGTTATACAAAAAAGCAATGGAACTTATCTAAAGGAGTAAAAATGAGCATTTTCAGAGAAAACCCTGCATATCTAGAAGAAATATTAGACGACATGATAGCAAAAAAGGTTTTATATACCAATAAGTTAGGCGAATTAGCTACAGACATAGAAGAAAAGCTAGCAGAAGACTATGGCAATGAAGATGGGAGTTTTGACATAGATGGTTGGGAAACAGATAACGAAGGCGAAATTATAGCTTTTGACATAGGATACAGAAACGCTTGCCTAAACGCTGTGAAAATAATTAATAAACTAACAAAGGAGAGCTAGATGGCAAAAATTTTTCAAATTGTTTATTTCGAGGGAGATAAAAAACATATTGAATGGTGTGAAAACAAAAAAGAGTTAGAAGAAAAAATAAAGCATTGGGAGGAAGAAGGGTTTGGAGTGGCTGATGACGTTATAAACGAAATTAGCTTTACCAATATAAAAGAACTTACTGAACAATTAAACAACTTAGAGGAGAAAAAATGAGCGAAGTAACAATATATCAAGATGGTTATACTAGCGAAAATTCAATCGCACTTATATGGCACATTGATGACATAAAGAATGCGTTAAAAGACATGCAAAGTCGTGATTGGTTTAAGAAAAAATATGGAGATTCTGTAAAACTTACCGACGAAGAGTGTATGGATATACTTAGCGACGTTAAAAGGGGTCACGATGCTAGCTTGGGGGTATCTTGGGATACATTAGAAATCTACATTGATGAATTTCTTATGTCGGAGTATTAACATGATGAGCCTATTTGAAAATAAAACCAAAGATGAGGCTATCGAGACTATCTTGCGACATTACTCAATAGCATGTAGCGATAGAATTAACACCTTATGTGAAGAAAAAGAATCTGTATGTTGGTGCGATATAAGAAAAGAGGGTTGTGATAATTGCTCGTATTGGAGAGATGGAGTATTGAATTATAAAGCATGCTTACAAGATATAGAAGATTTTAAAAACAAATACATAAAAAGGGGTAAGTAGTGAAAGTAACAGTTGATAACAAAGACATTGCAATAAGTAAAGAATATATCAAGGATATAGTGGGGCAATTATTTGAAGAGTCATACTATATGTGGAGAAGTGAATGGTTTAGGGAAGATGAAGTAACAGAAACTTTGCTTGCTAGAAAAATAATGGCAACCGAGAAAATAGTTTGGAGAGCATTAAGTGAATATTTTAAAAATAATAACATATAAATCAACGTTGATTCTCTATGTATGAATTAAAAATAAAGCAAAATTCTACAATGTTGTTTAACTAAATAAAGGAGCAATAAATGGCTATTAATGAAACATTATCAACTAACTTACAATTAGCTGAATTACTTGTGTTAAAAGACAAATATATAAAAACATTAAAACATGAAATAAAAGATAAAAAAGACTTTACTAAAAAAATGAATAAGTCTATTTATCAATTAAAAAGAGAAATAGTTGGAAAAATGAAAAAAGATTTTCATGCTAATAAAAAACACACGAGTTTCTACGATGCGTTGTCCTATGTTGAAATAGAGTTAGCACAACTTTTAGCAATATATGAAAAGGAGATATAAATGAAAAACATAGATAGAGATAAATTTCAATCATACTTTGAAATACAAAATAAAGGCACATACAATATGTTAGACCCTCGTGCTAGACAATTAACTAGCCTCACAAAAGAAGAGTGGATGGAAATATTAAAAAACTACGATAAATATAAAGATAAATATAAATAATATATAAAAAGAAAGGGGTGTTAGCGCACCCCTTTCAACAACCAACAACTAGCACTTTAAGACGGAGAATACCCGATAGAAAAGACCGTTGTTAAGTAAATTTAACTTATTTCACACCTAACCCACTAATACATTTTTAATATCTTTAATCGTAGGGTATATTTTATTATCTGCATCATCTTTCGATAACATAAACTTATTAGACTTTACTTTCTCTTTATTCCACTCTTCTTCTTTATCCATCACACCCAAAGGCGAAAACTTATAGCTAATGTTAGCAGGTACATCGTTCCAGTGTCGCAATTCCAGTGCTAGCTTTTCTATTTCTTTGAACGACCTGCCTTTTCCCAGCTTACCTTTTCTAGCATACTGGCAAATCTGCAATATGCCGTCTGTTATTTGATACACCTTACTTACGCTATTTTTTAGGTGCGCCCCTAAATGGTCGCGTTGGTCTTGGTAGTCTTTTTTTAGCATTATTTCTCCTTTTCTAGCTTCGCAGCGGGCGTCGCTGCGGGTGAGCTAGCAACAGCTTCATTTAGCTTTTTAAATTTATCACTAATTAGCATGTGTAATTGACTGTTGCTGATGTCTTTGCGTTTTATTTTCTCAAATATGTACAATACTTTATATTCAATCTCTTTCAACCTAGCTCTCTGCGTTTCCTGAGTTAACCTGATTTTAACATTTGTATAGATAAATGTAATGCAAGTTATAGAGAACACAACCATCATTAACCACCACGCATTTTTTTCGTCCATTGTAAATATTTCCCAAGTGTAATATAATAATTCCATGTTATTCTCCTTTAGCTAGCATTCTGGGTCTCTCTGGATGCCTTTTTTCTTTTGCTGGTGAGCTGAAGGCGGTGCTAGAAAACGCTTCAGTCCTTTTTTAATTTTGGCAAAGAAAATATCTTCTTTACCGCGAAAATTATGTGGTATATTTTTCTTTTTATTAGGCATAATAATCCTCCGAAGGTTTCTTTAAATATTTTTTGGTATATGTCGATAAGCAATGCTAGAAAAAATAGCCCTATGCACCAAAATATAAGGGCTAAGCCCAATATAAAGAGCTGAACTATCCATTCTGATATGTTAACGATTATCATATTTCTCTTTACTTTGTATAGTTTCCGCTCCGTAAACTAGGGTTTCCGTAGCGAAAACTGTTTTTATATAGAGAGATGCTTTACTTATCCATTCACTTATTAATAGTCTGAATAAAATTTTCAATTCATTATTTTGATTGAATTTCAAGCGATGATTTGTTTCAAACATCTCTCTAATAGATAGGCGTACATGGGAGATGCTATGCGGAGCGAATAGGTTGTTTGTAGTTGTGGGTAACCTATACAACATGCACGCCTTTATTTTTTTTTGTACAAAAAGAACAAGTTTTTCTTTTTTTCTTATATGTAGGAAAATCTTGATAATGTATCAGTTTATAGCTACTGCTAGTTCTCACAATTTCCCAACATCTTCTACAGTTTGTACAATATTTAATATCTTGGTCTGCTTTTTTCGCATCAAATGAATTACTTCTATTGTATTTTTTAGGGGCGTATTTATCATCCTTTTTCACTTCGTTTGAAAGTTAATTTGTAAACAAGCGCCAACCGTGTCCACAATTAATGCTACGCCCCTAATGAGTTCGTAAGATTGTTTATCATCTTACTAAATTCTTGGTTGCTAAATTCTTCACCAGAATCAGGTGTGCTAGCTTTTTGTTGCTGCGGAGCAGACCTTCTAGCAAGTTCCTGATTTACATGGTTTTTATCTTCTAATATCCCATCTCCACATTCACAAAGTTCGTATGTTTCTTCTTTAAATGTTTTTTCTATACCGCATTCTATACATTTATATTCAAAGCTAGTTATTTCAGGAGCTAACTTTTGAACCACTTTTGTATTGGCGATTAACTCATCGTTAAATTGCTCACCATGTAACCAAGTGCTAGCCATAGGTATAAATTCAGGTTGTGTTCCACTTTGTTTCCAATGTTTCAAGTAAGACTTTAAGCCATTAATAATATCTTCTTTGGGAGTATTTGATTTTCTAAGCATAACATATTTATCCATTGCTCTTTTTCTGTTTTTCCCATTTGGATATAAGTTCCAAAACTCTTCCATAAATTCTTGTATAAACTCTTTATTTTTATTTCTCTTATTAGTTTTCTTTATTTCTAATTCTTTTTCTTTTTCATTAGAAGGCAATGGCGTGGCTATAGCCTCGCTATCATCTTTCTTATTCCATCTTTTCATTGCTCCTAGTTTTCCATTTTTACTATTTTTTTCTGCTCTCTTTTTCTGCTCTGCTCTTTCAACTTCTAATCTTCTGTTGTATAAACGACCATTCTCTTCATAAAAGCAATGTTTTATGGCACTCCAGTCATTTTCAAAATCAGGATGTTGACCGCAAAGAACTTTTAATGTTCTAGTATCGGACGGTAGACTCCCCTCAATCCATTCCATAGCAAGCAAGGTAACATAGATTCCCCTTTGAGCCATTGTCATTATTTGTACATTTAAATCTGATAAAAAATCTCCTGCATAAAACATAAATGCAGGTGCTTTTCCATTTTTTCTTGGCATTTTTTCTCCTTTATTTATTTCTAATTACAATATCTGCTATTTTTACTGAGAAATGTTCTCGCCTAGGGAACTTTCTTAATAAAAAAACATACTTATCTGTAATAGATGTTATTTCCCCACTAACAAGTTTAGATTCACCGTTTTCAACGATTGTTTTTGCAGTTACCGTATCGCCAATTTTATAATTGTTCTTTGATGTCATTTTCTATTTCATGTCTTCTGTTTTTGTAAAAATCCCTTTCTTCATCTAATTTTTCCTGACCGCTATTTCTGTATTCTTCATCGTCCGATATGAGTTCAAGAAAATCTTCATATGGTAACACTGCATATATAGTACCTCTATCTTCTTTAACAACTTGAAGGTCTACTACGCTAGCATCGGGTTTAATCCAGCTTGCTATGTTTTTCCGAACTTTGCATTGTACTCTCCAATCTTTATCAGGTGTGCTTAATAGCACATCAACTTCTTCTGAATGACCAAGAGATAATCCGTTACTTCCATACGCCCTTTTTGAATCTATGTCGTATTCCTTTGCAATATTGGTTACTTCCCTTTCAAATCGGTTTCCCTTTTGTTTACTCCTACTTGGCATAGCTATACTCCCGACAAAGGGGGCGAGGAGTAAAAGAAGTACCCCCTTTGTTTTCATTGAGCTTATAGTAACGCAAGAGAGTAATTATCTCCAACAATAATGGGTTCATGATAAACATATTTAGCATACTGTGTAACCTTTCCCGTCCTAGAGTTTCTGTGGGTAACTTTTTGAGTTTCTATATTGTGTCCTTCTTGCCTAAGTCTAAGAATAACATCAGCAACTCTCGTAATGTGGAAGTCTTGTATTGCCTTCCACGAGGTAATGCTATTATTCTTCTTTAAATAGTCGAGTATTATATTCTTCTGTGTCATGACTAAAATGGCAAATCATCATCGTCTTCATCAACTAACGACATAGACTCTTGCTTGGTTTCTGTGCTTTCTTCTAGAGCAGGATTCATTTGTTTTTCATTCTCTTTCATTTGCTCAGTTGCTCCCTTAGTAATCCTAACCATAACTTCAGCGTTCGCCATTGATTTCCATTGAGCATTATCTGATTTTTCAGCCATCCACTTTAAATAATCTAATGGCAAGTCTTTCCACTTTTCTCCCTTATGCTTTCCAAAGGGGACAGAGTTTTCTCTTCCCTTTTCCCAATCAATTTCATCATCAGTATTTGTTTCCTGGGCGGTCCCATTTGTGCTAGCACCATTATTCGCTGCGGGTTTATTTTGTTGGGAAATAGCATTTGTAACTTCATCAGCAGATGCAAATTCAGTTCCACCTAATCCTGCACTAGCCAAAGCTCTTCCTATTGCTGAAGTTTCACAGTTTTCTAATGCAGATGTTTTGTTAATCATTGAACTGTTGTAAACCTCAACGGCATGACCTGTATATGTGGAGCCATTTACGGTAACGGTAGTCTTCATCATTACTGTGCTTTCATCGTTGTGAAGTATTTCTGTGGTAATACTTTTCTCAACGTCTTTGTTGTCTTGATGAAAAAGTTCTACTCGCTCTGCTACGGTGCGATAGTCTCTCCCATGTATTTTTACTGGCATATTATCTCCTTATTGTTGGTTGTTTGTTTTGTAAGAAAACGAATCTTCTTTTTCCTCAGAATATCCATCGGGAATATGTGCGGTTTTTTTTATATATTCTGAAATAGCTTTTTTATCAGGCTTTTCAGTAACCCTTGTCGGTATATCATGGTAATAGGAAAACTTTATTAAGTCTCCATCATCTCCAAAATTCTTTACGGTTCTTCTAGTCATTCTTAATGTACCGTTCGGTGTTTTCACTGTTTTTTTCCGCTTGCTTTTAAATTCATCCATCATAAATACCTCAAGAATATTTACTCTGTATTGTATCTGTTTTATCACAGATTCAATTTTTCTTTCGTAAAATTCTGCTGATTCCATCTGTTTGTGTTTTATATCTTCAATTTCTTTTTCTAGCTGATTAATCTTCCATAAGATTTGGTCTGCCTCGTATTCTTTATATCCATCGTCTTCTTTTTTTTCCCCTAAATTATCAGCAAGCTCATCTAATACTATTTGCTCAATTTCACTCATCTTCTATTTCTCCTCTAAGTGCTAAGTGTTGGTTGTTTTCTTTTGGTGCAATTACCTTAAATCCTAAATTTTCTGCCATTCTGTTTACTGTTATATAGAAATTTTTCACATCCTCTTTTGTGGTTTTGTCCGTCCTTTCTATTCTCATTTTTAAAACGGCACTATCTTGAGGCATAATTGCCACTCCCTTTTATTATGTTGTTAAAATACATGCACCCATCTAAACATTTAGAACAATCTTTTCCTGCAAACCTACTGTCTACTTTAAAAGTTATTTTTCCGTCAATTCTTGTAAACATAACTCCTAAACATTTTCCTCCACTATAATTGGCACATTCTTTTCTTGCTATTGATTCTGCTTTTTTCATTGCTCCCTTTTAATTATTAGTTCTTTCACTTACGTTTCAGAACTAATAATTAAAGAGTAGCTAATGGTTTATATACTGTTTTATTTACAAAGTTTAAAAGCTCAGCTCGCATAATAATAAAATTCTTACCATTAGGCTTACTAGCCTTCAGCTTACCCGTTTGTATATATTGTCGAATTGTGCCTTTTGAAACCTTTAGTTCGTCAGCAACTTGTGATACCGTTAAAAAATCATGCACTTATTACCCCTTTTGCTTGTATTTTTGTGTATGTTTGTGTATGTTTGTGTATGACATAACCTTATTTAAATCGGTTTAATAAACGTTATGTTAACTTAATACACATTTACTTAATTTAAAACACTTTTTGTTATGAATATACAATTTATACTTAATAAGATAAAACTAGAACAGGAAATCTATTCGGATGCTGAGCTAGCGAAAGTCTTTAAAGTTTCGCCCGCTGCTGTGTCAAATTGGAAGTCTAGAAAAAGAATGCCTTTATCAATTATTCAACAATACTGCAAAACGTACAAGACTTCTGTTGCTGATTATATTGATAATAAATCAGAGGAAAGCGGATTTTTAAAAGTTTATAATAAAAAAATTGAGTTAAAAAATAAAAATATAAAACTCAAAGATAACCAAACGGAGTCAGGAATGGATAGTCAATATATAATTGACCTGCAAAAGGACAAAATAGAACAGCAGGAAAAAGAACTAGTGATGCTTAAAAATATACTTGAACAACAGCCGTTGCAAAAAATGAAATTTGATGATGTTCAAGCTGATATGCAGACAACAGTTGAAATGAAAAATATTTTTAGCCTGAAACCAATGGAGAGAAAGATATACAATGTAGAAGGCGTTGAAATGTTAGCAAAAAAATTAAATATATCAACTGACATAATCAAAAATCAGTATTTTTCTGAAAACAACTGGCATGTAACTGATAAACACCCTGTTGATAAAATTATTGATACTAAGTCTTTAAAAGATTTGAAACGAATGACTCGAAATTTGCCTGCTGTTTTGGATTCTTTAAAATGGGTTGCTGGATTACATTATATGGTTGCGCCTGTCAAATATATAATTGGCGAACATTATTGCAACACTATATGTTATATTTTACTGGATTGGAAATCAAAACCTGTTAAAGTTTTAAGTAAATCTGTTATTATAAATGGAGATATAAATTGAGCAGGCTTTATCGCAGAGGAGATAGTCCAAATTGGTGGTACACAGAAGGAACTCCTCCCAATAGAATTATGCGAAGCACTGGGACCGCATCCCTAAAGCTAGCAAAAATCCTGAAAAAGAAGTGGGATGAAGAACTTTTTTTTAGAAAGAACAACATCCCACAAAATCAGCGTATGACTATACATGATGTATGTGAAGAGTTTAAGCAAAATATGATTTCAAAAAAAACAAAAGACCAAAGCATGGGTTACCTTAAACAAAAATGTAAATATATTGACAATTTTAATGAATTTATGAAAATACCAAAAAACAGAAAAATGTTTACACAAGTAGATTCAAGCGATATAGATAGATACATTGTATATCGAATACACGAAGGTAATGTTTCTGCAAAAACAGTAGGGGATGAAGTGCGAAATATTAAACTTATGTTTGAATTTGCAACAAAATATAAATATTTTGAAAACGAAAACCCTGCATTACATCCAGATATACCAAAGCATAACCCTAAAAAACGCATTCCAATACCCACGCAATATGTTTTAGAAGTATTAAGGTCTAATCATATTTCAGAAAAAGACAAAGCTTATTGGAGTATATGCTATTACACTGGGCTTCGAGCTGGCGATGCTGGGGCTTTAACAAAAAACCAGGTACAAAAAGATAGAATATTAATTCACGACACAAATAAAACTGATGTGCCTATAGAAATACCGTTACATCCAAAATTAAAAGCAATGAACATTGTTAATGTTTATACAAAAAAACAAGATAGAGACGATTCTACAAAACGATTTAAAAAAGAATTATTAAAAATTGGATATAAAGAACGCGCAGATATTCATTCTTTAAGACACACTTTCAATATGATGATGTTAACTGAAGGTGGCTTAAGCTCAAAAGATAGAAAGAAAATGCTAGCTCATAGCAGCGAAGCAACTACAGCGGATATTTACACTCATCAGGATTTTGATTTTATTGACGAGAAAATTCGTTCTCTTCCCTAAAATGTAACATAATTGTATCTGAGGTGTAGCATATTTGTATCAAGGTGTAGCATTTTTGTATCAGAACAAGCCCCTACAAACCACTATAAACCACGCCAACCATAAAAACAAAAACCCCCAATAAAGGGGGTTTGCCGTCATTAGACTTAGCTTATCGTCTGTACGCCCGGGAGGATTCGAACCCCCAACCTTCTGGTCCGTAGCCAAGCGAATGTATTGATATTGTTGAACTTAAAGAATATTGTAACATATTTGTAACTCGGCTTTTATCAATGTTACGCAAATGTTACAAATCCAACTTTTTTTTAAGTTTGTTAATTAAAGGAGTTCTAGCTTTGAGTTCTTGCCCATTATATAATGTGACTCCATTAAATATACTATGTGGTATAATTTGAAATAGTCCATTATTATCTTGGTAGTTTACTAATGCAAAACCTTGTTGCCAATCATTTCTTGGGCTAAATGCAGGTACAATGTTGGATTCGATGCGCGCAACAGTTCCTGGGGAATATGCTACATATGTTCTAATACCTTTTCGAGGATGCACGGTTTTTTGTGCCATTTCATGTCGATGTATATGTCCAACTATTTCAGAATTTCTTGCTTGAGCTAGGATTGCTTTCACAGTATCAGCGTTTCCTTTTCTAGCTACAGTGCCATGAGAAACACGCAAATTATCGTTTAGCCAATACTCACCAGCGGGATAAGGTGCTTTATATTCTACATCTAAATCATCAAGAGCTAGCAAAGTAGGAATTGTCATCTGAATCTTTTTTGGTTCATTAGCTGGTTTAAGGTTATATGCTGCGATTATATTTTTTGATATAGCCTTGCTCATTCTTAATTCGTGATTGCCTTCTAAATAAATCATGGTTTCGCAATGTTGCCTAAACTCCTTGGTCCACCAATGCAGTTCGTTAATTGCTGGTTGTGTAGTAAAAAAGAACTCAGGAGAAACCAAAAACTTATCTGACCATTCAGGTAAATCCATCATGTCACCTAAATATATTATAGTGTCTGGTTTTTCTAGCTCAGCGACTTGCAAAACGCAATCAAGAGCTTGCCTATCATGAAAAGGGTCTAGTATTCCAGTTTCGGTATTTCTTCTAAAACCAAATTGAGCATCTGGTATAATAAGTGCTTTCTTAAAATTTTTAGATTTTTTAATGTTTATTTTAAAATTTTTAAGTTTTAATGGAGCTATTGGAGAAACATGTGGAAATTCAACTTCAACAGGCTTAATTCTTACCAGCCATGCTTTAACCTGAAATAAAGGTCTATGAATAATTGCTTCCGATGTTTTCATAGCCGTTTCCCATTTGTTGACTACATATCTATCTACTTTCCATATTTCTTTATCAACGTTGCAAGCTTGTAATAACTCGTCTAACGTTTGAGGATTTTTTTCTCCTCTGTAATCTAAAATTGCATAATTGCCAACTACTTGAAAGTTTTTACCTGGTTCTTTGTAATCATCTTGTTCATCTTGAAAACTGTCAATATTTACACCTAAGTCTTCATTGTGTTCAGTTACTGTGTCGTGTAAACTTTTATTAGGACTAATACCCAATTTACCGCTTCGTTTTAAAGTTCGGATTTTTTCTGCGTTAAAAATTTCACTAGGATATTCTGAATTAAGAATTGAGGCTACCTTGCTATATGTATAGCCTTTTAAAAGAAGTTTAGTTGCCCTGTCTTTTTTTTCATGAGTCCAAAAGACAGCTTTGCTTTTCATAATTTAACCATATTTCAAAACAATTTTTTTAAAATGCTCTACCGTACCAGCACCTTTTGCGGTATTATACCAGTTTTTCCAATACGCAGCTTGTTCGTCAAGTGTTTTTGGTATAGAACGTGGAACTCTCCAATAATGAAGTCTGCATGCCACTATTCCAGCAATAAGATTAGTTGTTAATATATTTTTCCACTCTTCCTCTTTTGGATTAGTAAAAAA